TAGGGTCAAATTTGATGTCCGCATCAATAAACATGAGGTGAGTGCAATCAGTCTTTAAAAAAGTAGCCGTAAGCGCATTTCTAGCCCTAGTAATTAGGCTTTCATTAAACATAAAGCTGTATTGCGTTTCAATGCCTTGCTGGCTAAAGATGTTTTGCATCTGCATGACTGATTGCATATAGTACCCAGCGCACATCCCGCCATACATGGGGGTAGCTACAAACACTTTGTTATCTTGCATTGACATGATTTTTAAATTCCTCTATTTGAGTTAAATGATTTTCTTGTATGACATATTTATCGCCATAACCTAAATTACGCACCTGACAATTTTCTAAAAACTTCTTTTTGCTAATTACCCCCACTAAATCAACTAAATCTTCTTGGTGATACCTCGCCAAAATAGCAATATCGGCTACAAACTTGTCTGGTGAATCAAACACCAGTAATTTTGCTCTGGTGGTTTTGACATCAATTTTGTAACCCTGATATTCAAAATCCCAACCAGGATCTCCCCCCAAATAATTTTTAATATTCACGGGAACCCCTAACACCTGACTGACCGCCCACTCGCCTGTAAGACCTTCTCTGATGATTTGATAGTCATCACGCTTTTGATCTATGCGCTTGGTGTTCACAATACCCGCATCTCGCTTAAATTGGCAGCGATCTACAGCTGCCCAAGCAATCTGGTAGGTATCTTGTTCAGTCAAAAAGACAATCATGCTCGTGTTACTTTAATCACTACGATGTTTTTTTTGATTTTGACAATCGTAAACATATTCTTCTGGTGCTCTTTGGCAACCCGCATACGATACTCAATCTCTTTTTGCAAAATATGCCAAAACGGTGATTTGATAATCATGTTATCCCCTTAAAAATGCCAGCTTGCCCAAAAAGATGGCTGGCGCACCTTACCTAACTATCCCCCGCTGGAGGATTCGCTTCTGAGCTAGTGGAAGTAATACTGTCAATAAACACTTTCAATTTGCCATTTTTGACAACTTCACAGCGTTTAATCTCAATGGCATCAATATTAAAATCATCGTCAAAAACCCCCGCATCTTGCAAACTGTCCTCAATAATCTTGAGTAAGTTCGATATATCCCGTTTGCGCTTATCAGGTGGGTAAGCCCAGATCACCACAGACAACTTCTCGCTGCCTAACTTGGGAACCCGAAACTCAGCCACATACTCCTGAACGGCTATTTTGTATTTTCTTGCCTTGGCATTAGGAAAGCGTCTTCCTCTGCCATTGACATACATATGATTAACACTGGGTGGATACGGTAGGTCTAAAACAATCATAAAGGTGGGCTACTCACTGTCTTTTTAGTCTGAAATCTCATCGAGCCATAGAGCTGAATAGTGTCAATTTTCACCCGTAAATTAGCAACTAATGGGTTTCCAAGGACCTTGGGTTTCAACATCCCAGCAGCACATTCCACCACGCCCATCAGGAACGCATTTAGTAGTGGCATAAGCATAACCCGTAGCCACCAGTAAAGTTAATACATAAGTAATAACAAACTTTTTCATCAATTTCTCCTTAAAAGGGTACTTCATTATCGTCTTGCTTATTCACTTCCCTTGGATAGGTTCCATCTGCTGGTGGTTTCCAAGTATCTTCATTTAAGCTCACTAGCTCGCCTTTAGGCGTTTTATACAACCAGGCTGAAATTTTGACATTTTCACCCGCTTTGTAGTCCTTAGAAAGCATCAAAGTGCCTTTAAACTGTGGCGCTTTGGGATGTGTGCGCTCATGGTTGGTATACAGAACCCCTGATCCCATGCGTGCAATATGTGATGTAGCCATTATTTTCTCCTTGAGTGGGCTATTTTTGCTAAAAGTTTGGCAGTTTGCGTGCCATCTAAAGTCTGCATAAATCCAGCGTTGCAATCACGCAGAGCATTGTGTTTCTCTAATTTTTGTTCATCAGAGAGTTTGTTGGAAAAGTAAATCCGTCTAGCAATCTCGACAAATCCATCCATCCAATGTTCTACCGTCAAATACTCGGCATAAGGCGCATCTTGCTGGGGAACGAATAAATCAATTTTTTTGATCCCTAACTTGTTTTTAGGAATGGTTTTGTCTACTTCAATGACATCTTCTTCCAAGTTTTCAATGGTGACAGGTTCGGCTGCCTTGGCAACCACTTCTACTTTTCCAAGGTCTTTGGTCTGGGGTTCAAAGTCTGCAACCTCCTCAGGGCTATAGAAGCCTGTAACGCTGCCAGGGAATACTGATCTAATACCTTCACTAATGCAGCGACTTCTAAGCATTGCTCTGGGGAACTTTTGCCAACCGCTCCCAGGCTTGACAAGTCCAATCCTTTGAGCTTGTTCAATTGTCCATGTAACTGCAAGTTCTCCGCCATTAGGGTGCGAAAACAATCCTGTAACTCGCTCATCGGTATATTCCTTCCATTCGACTTTTCCACCCGCATTTTGAAAGCGTGCCAACATCGCATCGGCTTTGAGTGCTGGTCTGCCTTGAATAATGTGAAAATCTCTAGCTGCTGTGGCTGGGTGCAACCCTTCTGCTTGGGCTACTGCCATCAGTGCTAGAACGCTGTTTTTGTCTTTCATGCCAAATAAACCAGATTGAGCGATTGCTCCCGCCATCTGATCCATTTCGGTAAAACTAACGATATTAGACATGGATCATCTCCGATAGGGTGTAAATGGTGTCTATGACAGAACTAACCGCCATAATCCAAACTGCAATGTCAATATTGCTCATCCGATCCTCCCTTGTTCATGCTGAATGGATTTAATAACATCTAATAAATCCTTTTTAACCTCTTTGGCAAGCCAAACCAGACCATCATTTTCTTTGGTATCTGTAATAACATTGTCAAGACCGTTGATTACTTCTTTTAAAGATTCGATTGAGTTCATTTGATTAAAAACCTCCGTGCTCCTGGTTGCTCGATCACAAACTTCTCGTAAATATCGGGCATAGCTTGTTTAAAAAGATCAGCGCTAAATCGAGATACGGCTTTAGATGACTTCCAAGTAGCCAAAATGGAACCCTCCACGCTGGTAATGGTGTCACGCTCTGCCATGGCATTGCGGATCATTACCTCTAAAGTTTCCGCATTACTCTCCATATTTTTAATTTGATTCTTAATATCTTTAAGGTGAGTAATAGCCATCTCAATTTCACGAGTAGCCGTAATCGCACCATCATGGCTGTGAGGAAAGACAATTTTGGTTTGATCAATGGTTTGCGCTGGTGGCAGTGTGTCGGTCTGACAGTGCGCCCAAAATACCGCCATTTTCTTGATAAGGTCATCTTTTTCGCCTTCTGTAATGTCAAACTCAAAGGTCTGGAACTCTTGACCACCAAAGAGCACAGCAAGATAAATCTTAGATACGCCATGACAAGCAGCTTCATGCACAATTTGCGCATAGTCTGCATCAGGAATATGATTGGTATCGCTATCAAACTTGTTTCGGGTGGCAGCATTGTAGTTTTTCGCTTCCACTAAAGTAGTGCCATCAGCGCTAATAAAATCAAAATGGCTACGAAACCAATCATGCTTGGGGTGGGTAATCGCATAGTCTGCATCCTTTAATTCAATACCATGTTTATCTTGAAACAAGCGCCCAATAACGGGTTGCATGATGTGACCAAACCGCACCGCTTCCACGCCAGATAGGTCTGGGATCTCCTTTTTGCCTTGTTTTTCCAATATGGCATCGAGTGCTCTGCCATTGGCTGCCTTGCGAGAATCCCCGCTCCACCATGCACTGCGCCTTACTTCAGGTGCAAAATCTGCTTGATCGTTAGCCATTTAGTTCCCCTTTGCCAAAATATTGACTAGAGCAAGTAAGTGATTGATTTGCTTACGATAAAACTCATTGTCTGCCATCAGGTCGTTGATCTGATCCCTAGCTTGTTCACAAACCTCTCCAGCTCGCTCGGCTTGTGCTTCTAGCTGCGCAATACGCTGTGCGCTGGTAAGTTTCTTTATTTTCAGTAGTGTTGCTTTGTTTTTGCTGCCTTTGGTTCGTGCCATGGTTATCTCCCGAATGGAATGGTTGAAAGGTCGTCTAGCTCTGCATCGCTGTAGCGTTCAACTTCCGTAGGTTCAATGCTCCATGCACCAGCGTAATTAGGAAAATGCTCAATAAATCCATTGGTGTTTTTGCAACCGATCTGGTCTAGCATCTTTTGCAAAACATCCCCTAAATCATTGGCATCTTTAGCGTAAAAGTTCGCTTTAAATTTCATGTTTAATAGTCCTCATAGTTAGGTTATCACGATACTGCGAGATAAGAATACATCAATAAAAAAACTATCGCAATCTTTTTTTATCATCTCTCTCAAAATAGTGGTGTGAATACGATAGCACCCTGTAAATCTGTGGATAACTCTGTGGATAACTTGTTGATAAGTTGGTGCTATATGTATATATATATATTTGTAACAAATTCCATATTCTTAACTTATATGGTATTGGTAGACTATATAGGTTACAAATGAATGAATGTATAACTCTTACCTTATTCTAAGGTAAGTAACTATGTAATCTCTCTTTCTACAACTATAGATATAGAGTGCCTAAATTTTAAGCAACTGCTCGGTTTGCCTTGACGCTCACCTATCAGGAGAGTCATTTTTTGGGAAAATTCGATAAACGAATTAACGGCTTTATAGGCAAAAAAAGAGGGGATAAAAATGTCTAAATACGAAATTCAAACTCAATTT